GATCACACGGTGCGGTTCATAAATGGCGATCAGGGCACCTAGGGTGGCCAATGCGGCCAGCCCTAGGATCCTGCGTGTGGGGTGTGTCATACTTTTTCCCCGAAAAGGCACTCAGTAACAACTTCATAAGTGGTGTCAAGGTTTGTGATCTGAACCACCCTAGAAAACGCATCTATCGCATCTTCCGCTTTTACTGTTACCTCAACAATGGTTGTCTCACTTGTTGCGGTTATCTTGTAAACATTCATTTTGTGTCCTTTCATAAGGCTGTTTGACCTCATAAAATGATCTTACCAAGATTGTGCAAGATTATGCAAGCTTATTGAGCTACGGCGTGTCGGATTATTCCATGTGCCAGGGGATCTCAATTTCTTTGATGGCTACATACACGCCAATTTCCTCTGGGGTGCCGTAAACCTTTTGAGCATGCCATGTGACAATCAGGGCATCATCTTTGATCAGGGGATTGCCGTCACAATACTTTTCAAGCGAAAGGCTGTCACCGCACGATCTTAAAAGTTTGTCCAAATCGGGTGCCACTGAGGGCCATGCCCGCTTCACGGTTTTGGGCCGTGGTAAAACAAATGTTGCTGTGACCTCCACGGGGTTTGTGAATTGAGTGTGATCACCTGTTTTTTCCATGTGAGCAATTACGGCTTTGCCTACTGCCTGGCGGAATGGCTCTAGCTTTTTGCTGGCCTCAATAAATCTGCCATTACCTACATAACGCTTAGAGCCCTGGGGAGCTGGCTCAACACCAACCACCCAGAGCTCAACTGGCGATTTAGCCACCATCTTTGTTTAGCCTGGTTGCCAAAATCGTTGCCGCTAAAAACATCCAGGCCGTCATAATGTAGCCAGGGATCTTTAGCCAAAGGCTATTTGCATCAGTGGTTAGTAAACCAAGAAAAATTCCAAACACCAATGCGTAGATTATGGGCTTCATTAGAAAGGCATGTCCTCAAGTGCTGGGGATGGGCTTGGTGCATCCTCTAGCAAGGTTAGCCTTGGATTGTTGACATGGATGCCCGCATAGCGGATCATCTCACCGTCTTTTTCAAATTCCTCAACCTTTGCTGACACAATTCCGCTAATGTCCATGACTTGGCCCACTGTTGGAACCTCATCTTTTGTCCATACCGTGAAACGCTCTTGGCGCTCTGTGCCACTGCGGTCAGTGAAGTTGTTTACTGCCTCAAACCCGTAACCCTCAATAATGCGGTTCACGGATGCTTTTTTTATGTTGATAAATGCCATTTCGGTCTCTTTCTATTAGTAAGCGGGGCTGTTTCAGCCCGCATCATCCACCCTAGCACATCCACCATTGAACACTAAATCAATCTCGCCAGTGATCCCATGGCGATTCTTGGCCACATCAATGGTAAACCCTGTCATCTCAAAGTCCCTGTCCTTGTCCCGCTTATGCCTTGAGAGCAACATGACCACATCAGCATCCTGCTCAATTGCTCCAGAGTCTCTGAGATCACTCAGCTGGGGCATTTTATCCAAGCGCTGTTCACTCTGGCGGTTGAGCTGAGCCAATGCGATCACTGGGACCCCAAAATCCCTAGCCATGGTCTTGAGTGCCACGGAAAAATCACTGATCGCCTCATAGCGTTTGCGGCCTGGGATAATGTCACGGATCAGTCCAATGTAGTCAACCACTATTGCATTGAGCCCGCCATTCTGCTGGAGTGTTCTGGCGTGAGCTCTGATGTCATTGATGGTCTGGCCGCCTTTGTCAATGATTGCTAGGTTGGACTGGGAAAGTTCACCCTTTGCCTTTGCCAGCGCTTTCCAGTCATACTCATTGAGCTTCCCTCTTTCAAGGTTGCCCAGGTAGACACTAGAGGTGAGCGAATACAGGCGGTTTAGTAGCTCAGCCTTGCTCATCTCTAGGCTGTGAAATGAAACGGGCCCTTGCTTGCTCAAGTGATAGGCGATCTGGAGTCCAACCACGGTCTTACCAACACCTGGCCTAGCCCCGATCACATACATGGCTCCAGGGCGAAATCCGTTGATCGCTTGGTTTAGATCTTTCCACGGACCAGGAAGATAGTGCCTTGGTTGGCTAAGCGTGTCTAGGTGGCTCAGCGCTAAGTGGCTAATGTATTCAATTGATCCATCTGTGCGCCTCTCTGCCAAAGATCCCAGCTCAGATCTAGCCGTGTCAATTAGCACATCCAGATCATCTGTCTCAGACTGGCTCACTAGCCTCTGAGCGGTGTGGTTTAGTGTGCGCCTGATCGCTCTGTCTCTGACCATGGTTGCGTAATAGCCAACATTTTCTGAGGTTGGTGTTTCTGTCTGCCAGTCATAGACATCTGTTTTGTAGGTGGGTAGCTTTGCGGCCACGGTAATGGGATCAATTGGCTCATCCTGCCGCTTCATGTCCCTCAGGATCTGATACACCCTGCCAAGCCTTAGATCATTGAAGTCATCAGCATTGATGGTTAGCTCATCTAGTGCGTTGCCGTGGGTAAGCAAAATGCTCCCCAGGATCGCTTTTTCTGGATTCAACATTTAGTCCTCTGCCCTTATTTTATTGCGTTTCTTTGGTGCCCCTACTGGCTTGCCGTGATTGGATGCTGTCCTAATCCAGTTTTTCCATGTGCGTTGCCAGTCAACCTTAGTTGCTTTCCCTGGCGGCACTGATAGCCAATAGTCAATAAAGTGGTGAGTCTCTTTCTTGAGATCAACCCAATCAAAGTGCTCTGCCATCTCGCTCCAGTTTTTATCTAAGGGCTTGAAATCCTCTGGGAGCCTATGCGCTTTCTGTGTGGGGTTTCGCTTTATAGGTTCTATTAGGTTCTTATTAGGTTCTGGTGAAACGGGCTTCACCCCTGAATGACCCTGGGCTTCACCCCTCATGTCTCCAGATTTCACCCCTGAGTCTCCAGATTTCACCCCTGTGCGGTGTTGCAAACTACCGTCACAATCCTTTGGACATTGAATCAGGATCCAATAGCGGTTGGTCTTGTAATGAGCACCAAATCCACCCTGTTCCTCAATGCGAATTTCACCCATAGTGGCTAAGCCACGGATGATCTGTTGGACCCTGCGCTCAGAAACTGAGGCGTATTTTGCAAGCGTAGCAATTGCTGGCCATGCCCCTGAGTCGCTGTGGTGGTTTGCTATCCCCCACATCACCAGCTTAGAAGATCCCTCTGATTTTGAGTGGTGCAAGACTGCGGTGGTTGCCTCAGCGCTCATAGCTGATCACCTGTTTGAAAATTAGATTGCGGCATTTTGTCCTTTTTCGTTTGTTTTTAGGGTTATACTATACACAGACATTCAGTTTTCCTTTTGTCCAACCGTTATGTCCTTTCGGTTATCGGATCCCCTCAGGTATTGCACTTGGGGGGATTTCCTTTTTGCCATAATTATCATCCAGGTAATACCAGATCCCCTGTGATGCATCAAAAACTGGTGTGGTCAAAGATTCCTGCCCAGCCCTCAGTTTCCAGCCATACTTTTGAGCGGCCCTAGAGGCTTGCTCAGAGGCTTCAAACATCCCATTAGCCTGACTACACACCACTACAATGTTAGAGGCGTTAGAGAGGCGTTTAGATCCTCCCATGCCACGGTTACGGCGGTGTTGTGGCACCAAGGTGTCATCATCCAGACCACAGTGAAAGCAATGCCGATCCCTAGCCAGGAACTTGTCAAACTGTTTCTTAGTCACAGTCAGATTCCTCATCACAAATGCAAAGCTCACAGTTGCCATCACAGACAATGCAAGCGGCGTTTTCTTTCATGTCCATCATGCTCAGGACCACTAGCGCCTCATAGATTTTTCTTTCATAGCGGGCCTGTTTCCAATCTTTCCACCGACTCATCTTGTAGTGCCCCATTCAATTTGTATCAGTTTGCCAGCGGCCATCACGGCCATCATTGACTCACTGAGGTGTTTGATTTTTGATTTGATCCTGTTTAGCTCTGCCTTGGCCAGATCAGCTTCAAACCTCGCATCTGAACTCTTTAGCCTGGCTACTGCCTGGCGATCTACTACGGTGCCTTGAGCCTTGAGCAATTCAGTGGCTTCAATTTTGTCTGCCTCTGATGCCAGCTCTAAATACTTTCGCTCAGCCTGTGCAAGTAGCTCAATGCCCTTTTCACTCTGTTGGCGTATCATCTCCAGTTCCCTGATAACCTGCCCTGGGGTCTCCATTTATTGCCTTTCTGAGCAAGCCGCCCAAACGCCTTAGTTCCATGTATTCTGCCAAGCCGTCATCAAAACGGCCAAGATCATAAAGCATTTGGACAAGCTCCCTCTTTTCCACTATTGCGGCTGTGAGGATAAATCTACTCTGTGAATCCATCAGCCAGCGCTGTTATTGATGCCAGAGAATCTTTGGGTGCATTACTCTGGCGGGCCTCATTGTAGATGTTTCTAAGATCCTCCACGGTCTTGGCCTTGGCGGCCTCACTCACAAAGTCCCTCATCTCTACAGTGCGGTTTCTAACTTCCTCAGAACTGGCTATGCCTTTGCGGGCATCTACAGCAAGGCTGGCCATCATGGCCCTACCCCAAGCGGCGGTCTCTGCGTTCTGCAATTCTGAGTCCTTTGTAAAACGGGTTGGCCCAGGCACGGGCTCCCATGCTGTTCCAATGCCAGGGTTCTGATCCTCTGGTGATCTGTAGGCGGCGGCTGTGTAGACCACCCAATCCTTACCAGCAAAATTTAGAAACTGTAAGTCAACCTGGGTCAGTGATCCCTCAGGAAACTTTCCACGAAACTCTACGATTCTGGAGGCCACATCAATGTAGTCCAGTGGTCCTTTGAACTCTTTAGACATCAGCCAACCTCACTTCAACATTGTCATCCATTGTGAGCCAGAGATCAATGCCTCCAACCAAAATGGCAATCCTGTCTTGGTAGGTATAGTCCTGTCTTACACCCAAGACCTGTCCAACCAAATAAGTGTTTTCAGGTTCTCTGAGAATGGTTAGATCCACAATGTCCCCTATCTTCAAATCAGCGGCGTTCATTGCTGTCCTTTCTTTGCTACTAGAAATGGCGCTCCAGTCCCTCTGGATTGCCTACTAAAAACATGTTGGTTATTCACCAATCCACGCTTAGCGTCTCCCATCCTATCAAGCACTTGACTTTTTAGTGCAAGCGCCTCAGCCTTTGCGGCGTTTTCTTTTTCCATGGCGGCTAGGCACTGAGCACCTAGATCACCAAGATCTGAGTCTCTGTTCTGAATGTTTGGATTGCTTCGCCTTACCGTTTCATAGGTGCTAGATGATCCATCCCAGTCAGGGGCCTGATCAAACTTTACGGCCATCAAGAATTTTTCCACCAGGTGGATGTCAGCCTGTTGCTGAAAGTGCTCAGCTTCAATGTAAAACTCACGGTAGTCAGATCCACCGATCAACACGGCCACATAAGCTTGGTGGATCCCTAGACAGGACAGATACCACTGGACTTGGGTGAGGTAATACAGCGGCACACCTTTTTCCCAGTCATCAGGAAAGCGGGCTGTCTTAATCTCAATAACAACTAGGTTTCCATGCTCATCCATAGCAATGCCATCAGGGTTGGCGATCTGATAAGGCCGCTCTAAGTTTTGCCATGTTCCAACCTCATCCAACACCTCTAGCTCAGGGTGACTGTCCTTGAATTTGTCCAGGACAACTGACTCCAGGCGGCGGCCCCATTCCATTGCTGGAGAATCGGGGATCTCTCTGTCAATTTTGCCTGTGTATTTTGCCCAGGCGGTATAGCATGACTCCCATTTATTCAAGCCAGCGACTGTGCTCACTAGGGAGCCACCTATGCCTTGATTGCGTAAGTCATGCCATTCCTTGGATCCGCTTTCAAAAGTCCCAAGATGAGTAGCGTATTCAATTTGCTCTAATGGATTCATGTGTGTCATAATCCAAGAATACAACACAGAGAGGACATTGACAAATGATGTATCTGAGAGAAGATGGGATCTGGGAGATTGAGTGCTCAGACTGCCAGGCTAAATTGACAGAGGCGATCACAGGCCCACTACCAATAAACGGGCCAGCCGCAAAGTATAAAGCCTCCAAGGCGGGGTGGGTCATTTTTGATAATGCCAACATGTGTGCGGGGTGTGTCAGTGTTTATTAGCGCTAAGGCAAAAAGGGTTTGGGACAAACTCAATAACACCATTGATGATCTTCCTGACAATGTTGCATGTAGAGACTCAGATCCAGATGCTTGGTTTGCTGATGAGGAAAAGCCCAAGGCCGCTCACTATAACAATGTAAAAAAGCTGTGTGCCGCCTGTCCAGTCCAAGCCATGTGCCTTGAATACGCAATGACCAATAGAGAGCTTCACGGGATTTGGGGTGGCCTAGCCCCTAAGGAGCGCTGGAACCTAAACAGAAAAATTCGGCGGGCTCAGGGCTTCAATGCTTAGACACACTAAAATCCAGGCATAAAAAAAGACCCCCCAGCATTTAGCTAGGGGGTTTTTTTGTTTGGGTTACTTAGATTTAGTCACAATGCTGGTGAGGATTGATAGCACGGCGGCTCCAGCTGAAACGCTGGCCACACCTGCCCAGTCAACATCCAGTAGGCCAATGCTCCCGCCACCAAGGGTGGCAATAGCGGCCTGTGCAAATGTCTTGATCGCTCTCTCAGAACTAAAACTCCAGAACTCACGGCTCAATACTGTCATTGTCTCTCTTTCTCTTTACATCTTCATAGGTTGCGGTGGCTGTGTAAGCCGTCACAATGATTGTCAGTAGCGCAATGCCACCAGTTACTAGGTTATTGCTCACACCAGAGTCCCAGAAAAAAGTCACAGCCCCAAAGGTGATCATGGCAACTGCCAGGCGATAGGCTCCAAAGATTAGCCGCCGTCTGAACTTCCAATTGTCTGAACTGGTCTGTGTCTCACCACCAAGGAAAAAGGCCCCGTCAATAAGAGACTTGGCCCAGCGCTTTACAGAGGCCGCTTGCATGTTGGACACGCTTTGGTGATCAGTTGTTTGTTTATGAATTTGGCAATGTCATACACCCGCCCATAGAAAGGGCTTTTGAGCGTAGTGCCCAGGGTGATGTGCAAATGTGAGCCACGGCTGGAACTGCCTGTGTCACCACACCGCCCCGCTGGATCTCCCTTTGAAAGGTAATCCCCTGGTTTGAGCTTATACATACAGGTGGATCCGTCAGGATGCTGTGAGGGGCCCTTGCAATTGATCCCATGCTTGTTGCATGACAAATGACAATAGCCAATGTAGTGCTTTCCAGTGGATGCTTTTTGGATCATCACCCAGCCCAGAATGTTTGACCATTGAACAGCCACACACTCACCGTCTGTGACCGCTGGGATCAGTTCTTTGGCTCCAGGTGCGTAGTCAGTCCCACGGTGTGGTGTGATACGCCTGGCCATTGAACCAAAGCGGCTGGTGATCGTGCTCTCTGGAAACGGGTGTTGCCATTTAGCCAAGGTTGATGACCTTACCCACAGCAAAAGATCCGTTGTTTTTCAACAGGTGGTTAGCGTATTCATTACGGGTCCAACCCTCTGGTAAGTGGATCTGAGCCACGGTCTGAATGTTCTCACCCTCAGCCATTGTGTGAGTGGTTGGAATTTCAACAGCCTCCACAGGCTCAGGGATCTCATCCAATACATGTTCAATGATTGGATAGCTTTTTTTCTTGCTCATCTATGCTCCAATGTTGGTGGTGATTAGGCTTACAACCACAGCCGTTGCGGCGGCGGATGCTAAAGCTGTAATCCACGCTGTTTGCCAGCGGGC